GGCATCTGTGCGACTTCTCCATCCATAAAGAAACCCATAACAATAGCACCAGGTTGTAATTGTCCTGATGATTCTCCTTGTCCATCGTTACCTGCTTGAGATGTATGTTGTAATACTGTAGCCCAAGGTAAATTCTCTGATGGAAGATCTGCTACAGTTCCACCTCTAAAATTAGTATAATATCCAACTACTCGAACCTTAACCCTACCTAATTCCATAGGGTCTTCATTATCTTCGACCTCACCAACCCACCAGAAAAAACCATCTTTTCCGATAAAATTAATTTGATCTGTTTCTTCTAAGAACAGATTATCTAACGACATAACTCTGCAGGTTTTTAGTTATTTATCCCTGCATAGGACTCCCTGTTCTCCATCTGGTTTGAACAGAGTAACCTTGCCATTCAAGGATCTCGTTTTGGTATTGCTGACGTTTATGAAGGAGGACAATTCTCTTTGCCTCCGTCATAGCATTTGAATAAAAAATTACAGGTTGTTCGTCATTATGGGTGTGGGAATTTAAGGATGAATCTCCACTCATGATCGTAAATGCCTTGTGTAGATAGAATCAGACCGAACTAATAGTTCAGTAAAGTATTCCATTTTTCTTGGATGAACAGTAGACGGATTTTCTGCTATGGCTTGTTTAATAGCGATCATTTCCACCCATTCTTCGTCCGTTAGAGTTTTTACCCCTTCGGGATTACGTTTGTAAGTCAATGGTCGTGTCTTAATTTGTGATACCTAACAATTTAGCATAGTATGTGTTGAAATACAAGTATTTCTTGCTACATTTAAGGATGAATTAAGATTTCCTCAACGGTTTTTAATATATAACGCCATCTCTAGGATAAGGAACCTCGATCATAACAGGTCGTTCAAACACCTTCTCAAGTGTTTCTGACATCCTATTAAATCCGTTACCAACGTGAATCTGACCTGCAAATACAGATACAGTAGCAGCACCCCAGAAGATATAATACCATCTGGATTTAACTTGTGCTCTTAGTTTTCTTTTGTCTTTATTCATAATCTAATAAATCGGAACAAGTCAGGACTACCCCAAACAACGTTGTTGTTAGAATCAAATCCTTGATCCTTGCTGTGAAGTTTATCTCCGAAAAGATGTATTTCGGAGACAATGCGACTTCCTCGCTCACCTAGACACAAATCACTATTAAGTGATCCATGCCAAACATTATCTTGGAACGTAAACATCATATCACATTCACCATGCCTTGTCAAGTCAAGATGATAGTTCTCCATGATCGCAGTCGTGGAGGATGTTTGAACGAATCTATGTTTCTTATGCCTATACGGATTTGTCTTTCCGTCTACTCTATAAAAATTCTTGGAAGTATACCAATCACCATCTTTCTCCCAGATAATTTCACACTGGGAGAAACGGTGGGGGTTTGACTGAGCTTGTTGTCTGTTAGTCCAATGTCCTAACAAATAACTATCAATCGTCATAAATTAAACATTCTGGTTCATCAGGATGCATCTCACAAAATAGTTCAATAGCATTTGGATCGTGATGATCTCCTGCTTCTATCTCATCATGATGATGTTGCTCATAAACCTCAAGTTCATGAAGCTCTTCTTTATAATGACGACGAGCAGCTGGATTTGTTTGAGGATCCTCAATAATCGCTATGTCTGCTGCGATGTGTTCTTCAATGGTTTTCATAATTACTACCTCAATAGTACACTATTATTTATCTAAGAATAGAGTCTTTTCGTAACTTCAACTCAGTTACAAGACGTGTTTCTGTCAGGGAATGAATAACTTCCGTTATAATATACCTGCCACTATATCGCCTATCTAATTCGCCTCCATCCCCTGCACCCTTTACGTTTGCAGGTACTTGTAATTCTAATCCATAACCAACATATAGGTCCAAATTTCCAGGAACTCTTAATGTTAGCTGTAATTGATTGAGTGATTGTTCCCTCATATGCTTATATGCTTGCAACTCTGCAAGTTGCTCATATGTTGCCATACTATTAACACTATTCTTTGAATCAAAACTTTGATTAGGTAGAGAACAATATCTAATTCTTTTTGGTGTCTGTAATGCTATTTGAGTTTCACTATCCATCTGTGTAATAGGATTAACAGATTTCTTCTCATTCAAATGAGACATCTTCTTCCACATTTGATTGACACTATATTGAATTGCTGGATCTTTTGTATCCTTACTGAATCCAAGTTTACTTGATGTGATACTTACTGGATCAAATCCAACGCTATAACCAGCATATGTACCATGTCTCAATCCATCTATAACTTGTCCCTCTTCTGGATAACCAATACCAATAGTACTGAATTGATCTAATTCTTCTTGACCAACACTCTTTAACGTATGAGTGTATCGATATAGTTTTGCTTTACCACTAACATCATCCGTAACCTTTACAGTATGCTGCTGTTGAATATCTTCAATCATCTTATCCCATGACTTAGCATGAAATCCTAATGCATTCTCAAAGAATTGGAATCCATTCTGAAGAGTACCACCTTTAGGTGCTTTTCTAATACTACGATCAAGTATCCACCTAATAAGAGTAGCAGGTCTCCAATGACTTGCTATAAATGAATGTTTTGTAAGGGTTTGTTCAGCAAATACTCTTTTCTTAGTAGCTATAAACCTCTTATCTCTAAGAACAGTCTTAATAATATCAGAAGTTTCTGTCTTATTATTGAATATTACATCAGAACTACCAAAAATATCAATAGATTCATTCTTAATATGCTCTACACTAAAGCATTTAATTTTAAACAGTTGGTTGCTTTGACTTGCATTTACTCTATCAAATATACCAAATGATCTAAACCAATAAGTCCTATCAATAATAGAAGTTTCAATATCCAACTTAAAGAGTTCAGTACCAGTCATAGTACCAATCAAACCAGCAGCATCTTCAAATATAAACTCTGCTTCAATAGTTGGTCTATTAATCTCATTATAGATCAACCATCCTCTACAAAACTGAACTAAGTTAAAAGCACGTTCTGGACCTTCTAATCGTTTACCATTTCTATACATGGATAATCGATAGGTTGCTTCACCTGGACTAGATGCTAATAACGATCCTTCCTTTAATTTTGCCATTAACCAGTACCTGCCCTACTCGCTGCATAAGATAAGTTATTACCAACACCAGCACGCTTGGACTCTGCAACAGCCTTAGTAACAAAAGATTGTGCTGCTGCTACTTCAGAACGTACTGAAGCATTATTTGCTTCGATTGATGCCATAGTAGCTTGCACTGAGCTATTTATTTTCTCAGACAAACGGAAGGATAAGAATTCTTTCTCTCTAAGAATCTTCTGCTGCATCCTCATGGTAGATTTATCATCTTTATCTCTACCACTTGTTGATCCTTTGTTGGTCATAGAATTAACATTACTACCAGCACTTGTGTTACTAGCAGTATCATTTCTTCCAGATTTTACTGGACTATAGGCAGACTTAGCATTACTAACATTACTTCCCTGTTTACCCTGTGGCATCTGAGAAGGGAACATTGTACTACCCTGACTAAACCCACTCAATAAACCAGGTGCTTTATGAACCTGCTTCTTCTTATCAGTCATATTGGGTGATTGACCGTCAAGACCTTCTGAAGAAATTTTTGCATTAGCTTCCTTATTACCATCAGTGCTGGCAAACATATCCTTAAAGCTAACTTGATATGCAGTTCTATCTTTACCACCCTTAGAAGTCTTTTTAAAGGTAGTAGCATTCGTCAAGACGTTAATTGCTGCATCATCATATCCTTGATTGGATAAAGCAGTTTGTAAATATCCGTCCTTCTGTGCATTTAATATTGCCTTCCATGATAGTGCTGAATCTGCACTAGACATGTCTTTCTTGAATATATTAGTACTATCAATTAAATCCATCCAAGTACTTGCATTACCAAACTTACCACTAGAATTACCAAACTGTTCCATCAAACTTGCTTTATTCATCCAAGATCTTGCATGTAAAGACTGCTCTAACAAACTTCCACCCTGAGTATCATTATGAATCTGTTGAGCAATCATCTGCATATTGCCAGGTGCTTGGATAGAAGAATTTTTACCGCCTCCTTGCTTTTCTTCTTTACCAGCAATACCTATATGAACATGTCCAGGATAACCATAATTATTTGGTCCTTGCTTACGTTCTTGATTGACCGCCCAAGCACCCCATTTATCATGAACGATTTCAGTAATCTTATATGCTCCTACCTGACTGTGTAAAGTATCAGCAAGTGAATGTAACCTTTGACCTTTTTGTCCTGGTCTATAATCAGCAATATTTAATCCAAGACCTAAAGCATGTAATCCACCAGCATTTACAGGAGAATCACCTCTAGGGTTGAATCCTTCAGTATTAGCTTTCATCTTATTCCACTTATTAGCATGGAAGAATGGGTTATCCTCAATAGTAAACCCTTGGCTAAGCATTTGCTTACCAACTCTCTTCGCTGCTTCAATACCACCACCTTTAGCAGTAATACCGAGTGTTTCAGGATTAATAGGTGCACCACCAGCAGAATGTACTAATCCAGAGACACCTCCTTCCATAGCACTTTGGAGATTATCCACCATGCCTTGAAGTCCACCACCACCTGTAAGGTTGTTGTAGATCCCCATAGCATTTTGCATGAGGCTTCCAGCCTTACCACCAATTAACTGGGCAATATTATTACCGTAACTACCAAAGACTTGACCTAGTTTTTGACCAAATGTTCCTTCACCTCTAAGGATATCACCAATACCTAAACCAGTGCTAAGCCACCCTTGAGCTTTGCTTCCTGGTTTCATGAAGTTGGTAGCAACACCACCAATACCTTTTATTATATCCCAAGCAGTAGCCTTACCATCTTTACCACTACCACCACCACTAAAGATGTTAAAGAGACCACCAATAGCATTACCAGCTCCTTCATTACCAAATGCTGCACCTATCTGTCCAGCACCACCACCTTTAAACCAATCTCCTAATCTACCTTGCCAACCTTTATTTCCAGCAGTGAATTTTTGACCAAAGTTACTAAACCAATTACCAGTTTGCTTTGGTGTATTGATCATATCATTAACATTACTGCTAATAGTACCTAATAATCCACCACTACTACCTTTATTCTTCTTACCACCACCAAATAAATTACCCCAACTAAATCCTCCACCTGATTTACTACCACTTGATTTATTACCACCCCAACCTTTATTGTTTAACCAACTTCCTAATCCAAAATGCTTACTTTGATTATTCAATCTTGGCATTCTAATGTCAAATCCATTAGCAGAAGCAACACGCATGTTTGCTTCCATCAATCCAGGATTTCTGCGAGTAGCAGCATTATCAACAGGTATTACAAAGTTTTCACCAGTATTTTTTCTTGCAACATATTCCAATCCATGACCAACAAAGTCAGGGGAAGCACCACTTTGTGATCCTAAAGAAACAGGATATCCACTATTAGGACCATTAATCCATCCACCTGTTGCTCTCTGAGGAAGAAGTTTTAAAACATTTCCACCATATTCATATGAAGATCCATCATCTCTAGTACCTGTTCTGCCAAATGGATCAGGATCATCTCCTACATCAGCAGCATAATCCATGCCTTTTTTAGCAACATAGGCAGTACCTGCCACCATTGTAGTAACTTGGAGTGCTTTACCCCACTTACCACCCATCCAACGCATTCCTCTGCGTTTTGCTAAACCTGTTTTAAATCTAGTTAATGAATTATAAAAGGTAGATAAGATCCATTTAAAATCCTTTAAAGTCCTACCAACTCTAAGTGGATTTAACCATCTCAATCCTAAGAATATTGCTCCCAACCCAACGAAGGTTTTCATAAACCCACCTATTCGTTGAGCCCACGAGGCATCTTCTCTTAAGAGATCATATAATCCATCTACAGCTCCTGTAAGATTCTTTGTCAGGAATTTTGCTACCCACGTAAATATCTTATCAAGCGTCCTAAGTGTATTTGCAACTGCTTCTTGATTATTAGGATCAGAAAGCCATTTTAATATTGGTCTCAGTACCAACAACTTAAAGAGACCAGAAAGCATCTTCAATAAACCTTCCCAGAATTTAGGAGCAGTCCTACCTATAAAAGTCTTAGCAAACTTTGCTGATTCTACCTTCTGTGGTTTAGTATATCTTGGAGTGAACTTTATCCTTTTCTGAGCATCCGCAAGACGTTTAAGTTCAATCTTTTTAATATCAGAAACGATTCCAGCAATACTATTAACAGTAGTACCTAAACGATTGAGTGCACCTACCTGTGCTACTTGTAATTGAGTTTGCCTATTATTTCCACCAGCAGCTGCGACACCTGTAACAGATACCATCTTATAGAGATTTAATTTTCTGTTCTTCTTTATTGCCATTTATTTACCACACCTCTGACAGGGTTGCCTAACTGGTACTCTCACAACATTATTTATTGGGACAGGCTTAGCTATTGGTACTAACTTATTAGCAATCATAGGTACTGGAATAAACTCCATCTTAGTCTGTAAAGCATACTGCTGAGACATTTCTGAAGTTGAACCACTTCTAGTACTATCCATCGATTTTATTTGTGATGGGAATTGACCTAATAATCTTGGATCAACACCCAATTCTGGAGCAAGTTCTTGTAGACCTTGCATCATTGCCATAGGCCCACCTCCAGACACCATGCCTGTGATTGCCTTAAATATGCCACCAAATCCCATCTCATTGGCAATACTACCAAATAATCCCATAGGACTAAATGTCCCTCCAGGCATACCACCATCACCCAATCCAAATAATGAAGACAATCCTGGTATATTTCCTATACCTGGTATTGCTGAAACAATATTACCTAATCCTGGAACCTTGTTCATCACATCACCAATATTACCCAAGAACTTGGTTAATCCAGATGGTAACTTACCTTGTAATAATCCTAATCCTGAAGATAATGCTCCTGAGACTCCTCCATCAAGGAATCCCATAGCAACTTTACCAAATCCTGAAGCTTGGAATTTATCAATACTTGCTGCTAATGCACCACTACCAAAATGAGTAGAGAAACCATGTGCAGCACCAATACCAGAACTTATAGCACCTAATATATCACCTTGAGATAACGAGTATATACCTCTTGCAGCATGTATAAACGGTGCAGCAGCAGGGAATACTATTGGTGCAACTGTCATTAATATGCTACCAAGCGGTGATTCCATCACACCACTTACTAGACTAGAAACTCCGTTTACAACACCAGATACTGCCTTACTAACACCATTAACTACACCACTAACTGCCTTACCAATACCTTTAAAAATTTTACCAAAGATGAATTGTTTATCAGGACTTTGTAGTCTTGATGGTATCCTTCCACCAAATTCTTTCTTTCTCTTCGTATTAATTGGTTTTTTAGCACCCCAACTAAATGGATTCCACCAAGTAGTCTTCTTCTTATTCGCTTCTTTTTCGAGATGCTTTCCATAAGTATCAGCACCATGACCAGGTGCCAATGGTCCTATACCAGATGTACCTTTAGGAGTAACCTTCTTATTTTCAAATAAGTCTAAGAAGTCCCACCACTGATTCTGATATTCTGGTTTTGAAGCATGATCTTCTCTTATATTAACGTTACCATGCCTATTCTTCTTTCTGTTAGCAGTAGAGGAAGGAGTGTATCCTATATTATAAGGTGAGTTTTGATCCATAAGATCAATTTTCGCCTCTTCACTCATTCCATATTTTTCTATTAACTCATCGCCAAATAAAACACCAGGATTTTCTTTTGCAAGTTTTAATCTATCCTTATATTTCTTATTTGCTTTCTCAAATGCCTTAGCACCAGCTCTAGTGTTAGCAAAATCACTTCTCTTAGGTTTTGTATGTGTTTTACCTCCTACTGTAAACTGATTCTTACCAACAGTAGTTTTTGATTTACCTTTTCCAAGAGTTTCTTTAAAATCAATATTAAGTTTCTTAATTACTGCCTCAGCCCCAGACCTGAGACCTTGAATCATTTCACCAACTACAAATCTTCCTTGTATCTTGGCAAGTTCTATCGATCCTTGAGAAGCACCAACAACAGAACTACCTTTTTGACCTTTCTGTTCACCCTCAATTTGACTACCAAGTGCATCACCACCTGTTAGAGTACCTTCTTGAGTAGTAGGTTGTGATGCTTGCCAAGAATCTTTAAAGAAAGCTTTGTGTAGTAACGGGAACGTGTTTCCAGTTAAATTGAGCATCCAGCCAATATTGGGTATTTCCTTACCCATTAATAATGATAAAGGACCCAACATGCCCTTCATCATTAACTTCATGGCTCCCCAAATCTTACCAGAACCCCAAACCTTAGCTAACCACCCAGGTGGTTTTTCAGGAAAATCTGGTATTTTGAACTTAGGAATACCCGTATAAAATTTAGTCCACCCGTCTCTGATCCATACAAGGACGTTTTTAAGCTGATTAAAGACACCTTTTAGGTCATTTAATAATTTCTGCCCAGCTTCACCCCAGCCTCCACCTTTAAATCCAATCCACAACAATTCACCAAAATATTCACCTAAACTCATTCCCAATAAGGTACCAAGACCAGGAAGAGGTATAAATGAACCTAATGCACCACCAATAGCAGTACCAGCAGTTTTAAATAGTACTTTATCCCAAGGATCACCCTGTAACAGAGAAAATATCGCAGTTAGAATACTACCAAAAACAGGTATCCTACCAAACGTGTTCTGGAATGCTTTTCCAAGTAATTTTACATTATTTTTACCTAAAAACTTAAGTGCACCACGACCAAAGGATCGTTGTAGACCCTTGCCCATGACGCTTCCTGGAGGAGCAGTTCTTGGAGATAATCCACTCGTTTTTGGGGGTGGTTTGAATGCAGCAGGGTTTTTATTTGCTGCTCTCCGTACTTTGTTTAGTGCTTCTGCTCTGGTTGCACCATCCTTAATTGCTTGTCGATATAATCTATCACCATTCTTACCATACTTCTTTAAAAGAGGATTATTATTAGACCTTACTTTATTTTTTAGTTTGGTTTTTTGATTTTTTCTATTATTTGCTTTAGTATCATTACGTCTCTGTAGAGGATCTTTTTTATCCCAAACAAAGTCCAACATGGACAATATTGATCCCATTAATCCAAATGGGTTTAAAAGTGCCCCTAAGCCTATTATCCCTAAGACAAATTTACCTAGTCCAGTTATTCTACTAGCAAATGATCCATTTGGATCTGATAATTGGGCAAATCCATCCAGTATGCCCTTTCCTATTACAAACCCAAATGCCTTTTTAAGTGCCTTCCAGATTACAGTAATTTTGTGTATAAAAACTTCTAATTGCGGTTGACTGCTCGGATCTGCCACCCATTTCATAATGGCAAGAGTGGACATCCATGTTCCTAGCTTGACCAGCCATCCAAATACTGCCATTAAAGGACCATCCAGTCCCAATGCCTTAATTATTCCATCAATACCCTTCTTCGTCTTATCATCTGGCCCTTTCTTGGCCATTTTATTAGTAATATCACCTTTCTGGAAAAGATTTTGATTCTCTATCTCTTCCTCTCTCTTTCTATCCGCTTCTCTCTTTGCTCTTTTACGTTCAGCGATTGCTTGCAGTTTATCATTCTTCAAACCTGCAGCGTATATCGCTTGTAAGTCTCCTACTGTTGCACCAAGGGCAGTAACAGTAATTCCAAGACGATTTGTGGCTAATAAAGATGCCCTTCCAGCATTTTGCGACATTGGTGCTTCGCTGTCCTTGCCAGGTGGGTTAATAAACTTGTATGCACTTAGTTTAGCCACTCGTCTTAGTTTCTTGCTCCTTCATTCTACGTTCTTCTTCTTTTAAGAATTCCATCAATAAATTGAGATAGAGTTCTTTTTCCCAAGGCATGAGATTGTCAATATACTCAATATTCCACTTATGATGGTGGATTAGAGCAAAATTGGTTTCATAATAAGTACGGAGATTAGTGTGAAGAAGGGCTAACCGAAAAAAGCCGCTAATCCTTCTAATTTCACCTCACCAGTTTTCCCAGTTTTAGGATTTTTCACATTTAACGTATGTGCCAATTTGGGCATAGTTTCAAAGAAATCTTGAATTGCCTTAAATTGAGCAGATGTTAATTGATCCAAAAATTCAAGCATTTCGCTTTCTGGAAGACTTGTGCAATCATGTACTTCTTCCTCAGTAGCAATTTGTTCGATACAACCTGCTGCCATTTTGAAAACTTGATCAACTCCTGGTTGTTCACCAGCAAAGTTCATTTCAACGAAATTTTCAAGACTTGGATACTTCATAGTAACCATTATTCCATCATCAAGCTTAAGTTCCTTTTTATGACCTTTGGTCTTTTGAACCTTAATGTCTTCTAAAGGAATATTCACTTCAACTTCTGTTTCCTCATCATCGGGACAAACCACAGAAACATCAACGCTTTCACCAACGGACTTAGTTCTCACTTGAAGGAAAACATACTCAATATCAAATGTTGCCAATTCTTCAACATCTTTAATATCAGTACATCCTCTAATAATATCTTTAATAGCGTTAATCATGGTAGAAGAATCGCCAGTTTCAGTTGCAATAAGAAGACTTTTTTCCTCTTTTACAAGAAATGGACGAAAATTCACAACTCTGCCGTCTGACGGCAATTTCATTTTATAACGAGGGGCGTTTAATTTAGGTAATGCCATAGTGTTCAATTCAGTGTAGTTATTTAGTCAAAAACCCAAAGGGGCAAAAAATAGGAAGCGAATTTTTTACGCTTCCTGGGGAATGAAAATCGAAATAATATACAAGTTACCAGCGATCATCTTGGGTGACCTTGTGGAACTCAGAGTAACTACCTCGATCAGTGATACCATAGTTTGATCCAAGTGTTTTTAATCCAGGGTTAGGTGCAATAGCATCAAAGTTTGAACCATGAGAGTATAAAGGTAGCGTATAGAATCTATACCTCTCAAAGTTAAACCCAACAGTCATAGTTGCGACCCTTGCTTCCATATTATTTAATTGAGTAGATCCAATGTTAACTGGGAAAACATTAGAAAGTTCCCACATTGCAACAACTCCAGGTAATCTATAGTTTTGATATTGTTGCTGATGTGATTGAGAAAGAGGTTTTAAGTATGCATCTGAATCAAAGTTATTGAACAATGTAATCTTAGGTCTCAAATAATATAAACCACTGTTATACATGTGATACATTGCTGCAGCACCAAGACCTCTTTCTAACTTAAAGATTCTAAGTCTTGGTGATACATAATCCTCATAAAATTCTGTGTACTGATGAGCATCACTGTTCATCATAGTAACCCATCTCTCAAATATAGCTCTTGTTCTATGAGAGGCAGGTATTTTAAATGATATATTAATCTGACTGAAAGCACTACCAGTGGTATATTTGTATGCAGAACCAACGTTAGCAATTTGTCCAGTAGTTACTTGCTTACTAGGAAGGTTTACACTATCAGCATAGTAGTCTAGGAGCATCCTATCATCACCAACTTCAAGGTTATCCGTCAACATCCTTGGAGTAGAAAACTCAAGAGAATATAAGTTAGTTAATGAAAACTCATTCATAGGTTTTCTAGTTTGTGCTAGAAACTCCTGAAATGATTGAACCCTTGCAGTATCAGAACCAGGTATAGAGTTAACACCATCATACTCTGGTGGAAGTTGTCCAACTGGCCAACCACCAACTACAGGTAGAGACCCAGCCCAGTTTGCAAAAAATTTACTTATAAATCCAAACATTATACCTTAAGCTCCTTCTCTGTGATTATCATAAACTCCATACCATAATCCCTACAGAACTCCTCTGCAGCCTTCCACTTCGCTTGGTTGACACCCCAAGTAAATACTTCTTGTAAATAACCTTTAGTCACTTTCTTACGTTTCGTTGGTTCTTTAGTTTGCTTAGAGGGTTTTACCTCAACGATATATTTCTTGTTATTCGCCTTGACATAGAAGTCTGGATAATACTTATGTCTTTTATTATCTATTGGTGAAACATATGGTATAAAGATCTCTTCACTACCCCATTCAGTAATAGAAGGCGTGGCATCACACCACTTCATGAATTTATATTCCCACCCAGAACGGTAAAATATTTTAGATAAATCACCTTTATATTTGTTTCTATTCCGAGGGATGTATTTTCCCTGCTTATAACGCATAAATACATAGAGATCACACTGTTATTTAGGTAGTTATTGAAGTAGATGACAATATATAAGTACCCACTTAAGTTCCCAATGGAGGAACAGTACCGTAACAGACAGCTTGGTCTGGCTGAAGGTGCTACAAAACATGTTGACTACTTAATGCTTCGTAGAGAAAGATTTAAGTATGATGGTAAAAACGTACCTAACTTCTACAATAGAGAGGTTCCAGGAAACCAAGCAACTGTTAAACAACATCCTGATAGATGTTACATAGCAATACCTGCTGGTATTTCTACATCATATGGTCCTGCATATAGAAGACAAGACATTGGTGTGTCTGGTGTTGCAGCTATGAACATGATGCAATCTGGTAATGATTTTACACAGATGGCAAAAGATTTACAAGACGCAGCATTCGCAGCACTACCTGAGTTCTCTACCAATGCTGTACTTAGTTTGATTAATGGTTTCAACCAGTTCGTTGGCTTACAAGGATCAATGGACATCAATGCTATACAAGCACTACAGAAAGGTCAGGTCTTTAACCCATACAGTGAGCAGATCTTCCAAGGTATGAGTTTTAGAACTCACAACTTTGCTTTCAAATTTATGGCTCGAAGTAGGAATGAGTCAAGACACATACAAAATATTATTGACTACATTAAAATAGGAACGTTACCTAAAGTAAGAGGTGGTGAGTTTGATAAACGATTCATTAACGCAGGTGATAAGTATAAAGTTCCTGGTGGTGAAGTAAAGAGAGCAGGTAAAGGAAAGAAAGAAGGAACCAGTCAAGATATCTGGGGTAAAGAATACTTCAAGCACTTTAATAAGGCAGACTATGCAAAGAGTAATAGGTTCTTTGACATACCAGATAGATTCCAACTAAGGTTTGTACGTTTCGGTGCAAACGATGACGGTACAATGGGATCAATGACAGAGACTACTAGAAGGGATCTAATGTTTAAGATGTATCCTTCTGTATGTACAGGTATTAATGTAAACTATACACCAGACAATCAATACGTATCATTCAAACAACCTGATCCAAATGGAGTATCAGTTCCAGCTATCGTTATGACACTTAGTTTCACAGAGACTAGACTCTTGACAGAAAACGATGCAGCAGTGGGGTATTAATGAAATATTTCGACTTACTTCCAAACGTATATGTTGGTGAAGGTATCACCGATGATGAAGCATACAAATATCGTCTAGCAAAAAACATATTCAGAAGGACACAAACAAGAGCAGATCTAGCTCAGTATATTACTTTGATGGAAGCATTCATCATACCTAATGGTGAAAGACCAGAGAGACTTGCTCAAGCTGTATTAGGTAACGCATACTTAGACTGGATAATTCTATTGGTTAATAATATTACTGATGTATATTCACAATGGCCTAAGACTGAAGAAGTTCTAAGAGAACATGTCAATAATGAATACGCAGACCCAGATGCAATTCATCATTATGAAACTGTAGAAGCAAAATATAATGGAGAAGTATTCCTTAAGAAAGGATTGGAAGTTAATAGGACATGGAGAACAGTTCTACCTGATGGATCAACACTAGGAGAAGAAGCCTCAGTGTATCCTGTATCTAACTATGAACATGAAGTGTATCTTAATGAACAAAAAGCAATCATAAAAATACCAACTACTCCTGTAGTTGAGTTCATCATGTCAGAATTTGAAGAGTTAGTAGCGTATGAATCTCACGCAGAACTAGATGAGTTCGGTGATAAGAAAACAGAGATAGGTGCTGCTGCTCGTTTCCTTGACAATACTGGGTATGTTACTGGTAGTGTTAACATAGACAGTAATGTTGGTAATGTTACATCATACGATAACGGTCCTGGATCTGCTACGACAACAGTTTAAATTTTGACTTAGCATAGTCAAGTAGCATAGGTTTTTTAAATATTTTTTGCACGGTCTTCTTAGGTATGTGTCCCATACCAAAGAGGGTATAGATCCATAGTTCTACACCAGTACATCCATAATAATATAAGAAGTCATCTCTAAAGATACCTCTGTGTCTAGCAAGTTCTATTATATTTCTTGTGAAATCTGTAAGATGTTCCTTCTGATAGATCATCCTCCAGAATTTTGAGTCTCTTCTCTCTCCAGAGTAGTGTAGGTTAATGAAATCTTTAAAATTATCTACCATCATACCTATTTCACTACAGAATTTCTTAACATTTGCTCTGGAATAGGTGTCTTCAAAGGTATTTCTTAGATACTTCCTGTGGAAATTGCTGATTTCTATTACAGTAGTATGAATATTAGTAGACTGTAATGGTTCTAGGAATGATCCTGCTAACCCTACAGCAAGACAATTCTTACTCCATATATTATCAAACCTACCAGACTCAAACTTAATTGCTGCTCCAGGAGTTATGGTTCTTCCTAAGTGTTTTTGTACCTCATCTATGGCTTGGTCTTCAGTAATATACTTATCACAATATACATAACCCGAACCCATCTTCTTGGCTGTTGGTATCTGCCACAACCATCCAGAAGATAGTGCAGTACAAATGGTACTATCTCCACCATCATTATCTTCTATAAAAGGTACAGCAGAATTGACTGGTAAATTATCTTGAAACGATCTCCATGAAGATAGTTTACCAATCAATACCCTAGAGAATCCACTAGCATCTATAAAGAAATCTCCTTTTATTATACTACCATCTTCACAGACAACAGACTCTATAAATCCTGTCTCATTTAAGTTACAGTCAACAACTTTCTTATCAAGATGACGTGCACCAGATCTTTTCTTTAAAAACTGAGCACACTTAAACGTATCAAAGTGATACGCATGTGTATTAAACTTTCTATCATATCTTTTATTCCTATGCCACACACCATTAATACTTGATACTTCAGCAGGATGTCCTTTATATACTGCATAGTATGTTGCAGCATCAAAGTATTCTGTAGCAGTAGATGAAGGTTCAATAGGATTATAAAATTCTTCTCCTACCTTTCTCCAATCTTTAAATTCAATACCAAGTTTAACTGTAGCATCAGTTTCATTAATAAATTCTGACTCAGTTGTACCAAGTTCGATTGCTTCTCTGAAATGTCCTGTCGTACTTTCTCCAACACCAACAATATTATGTTTTGAATCATCAATGACAGTATAAGAATGGTTTGGTTGCAAACGTGTCAACATATATGCTGACAACCATCCAGCAGTACCACCACCAACGATTACAATCTTCATCCATACTTCCTCAGTTTCCAGTCTGCATACATTCTACCATAAAGCATACCTTCATGGGATTTTATTTCAGATCCCTTAAGGATTTCTATTTGTCTCTCTGTTATGTCAGCATCCATACCAAGGTATTCTCTCTCCCAGTCTTGGATGTCTTTAATCATCTGTTCTTTCATAATAAAACTCTAAGAGGCAAAAAATGAGGCGGGAAAATTTTTTGACTTTGAGGTAACTCAAAGTCGATTTTAGTTTAACCTTGCCAAATCATATCAGGCATTGGTTGTTGGCCTGGTCTGTTAATGACTAACAGTATACCATACCCTAAGAACCAGATAATATTAAACAACCATGCTTGTCTCCAAAGATATTTTCTTACTCCCATAGCAAGAAATACATTCCGCACTGCTTTAGGATCATCTTCATTGCCTGTTGCTCTTAAGATCTGTTCTATTATCACAGCAATAATTGTACCCACTACCAATGGATAGAATACAAAGTTTGCAAATGACATGATTGCTATTAGAAAAGTCATACTCTTACTATAATGTCTCCGTCATCATCATCGTCTTCTTCATCATCAAGTTCCTCCATTCTTTTAGCAAGTGATTTACTGAGAAATACATCTTCAAATTCTTTATCGGGAGTAAATTTTAAATCAACTGTACCCTCTGCGTCAAGTTCGGGTTTAAATTTCACAACAAGTAACTCATCACCATGCTCAACATCTGCAAGTTCTGGGTGTGCTAACTTAATTTGATTCCTACCCTTACGAGGATCGAAATCTGCTGACCACCTTGACTTAGAAATATCACTGATGTTTTTATACATCAAAGCAAAGGCAGCACCTGCTGTACCTACCATGAAGAGCAAGAATATAAATGGTCCTATGATAGTCATGATGGTGTCCTCCTGTTAATATTTAGTGTGGATTATACTTTTGTATGATGGAATAAACTATGACTAATACAATCAATGCGATACTAATGATCGGCAATAATAAATGCATGATTAAATTCGAGGAAGTTTTTGTACTAAAGGTAAAATATCTGACTCAACTTTTTCTATGATGTCATCAATAACATTAACATCAAGACCTGCAAACGGTGGTATGATCCCTAGTATTCTTAGAAGACCATCAACAAACAAAGCAAGGCAAGTAAAACCAAGAATCATACTAATGATAGTAGCGTCTCGGTTGTGCTTACGCATAGACTCCTCATCAATGGCACGTGCTTCTGCTAAAGCAGCAGCAACCATAGAATCAACTTCTTTCTTTGTATAAAAATCTCCTAAGATAGGGATGTCATGCTTGTCCATGATCACCCACCATCTATATCACATCCGATCATGGATCCAGCAACAATACCTAAAGGTATCGCCCACCAACGTCCATCTCCACGTGATAGTGCAGCACCTGCACCGCCTCCAGCAATTCCACCAAGGACTGCACCGTCTGAGCAATCATTAGTATCTTCATAGACAGTAACATGTCTGCGATATGATGGTCTGTCAGAAGGGTATCTACTTCTTTGCCAAGGTTCACATGGAACCTCAACCTGTTCTGACCAACTCTTTACATAACCAGGATTATCTTGTGTGCCTGGTACATATTCTTCTCTGTACTCAGTCTTCACACATGTTCTACTAGCAGAATATCCTGGTTGATACTCATCTGCATTCACTGGAAGTGAACCAAGTAGTAGAGCAGCAGCGAGAGCAATTTTCATTTAATTCTTTTGTGTATGGTTATATTATAGCAGAAAGGGGGTCATTGTGAACCCCCCTTGTGCCACTTTATGATCAGTCCTCCTCTGCCAGTTGAGCAAAGTAAGAGAGTGTGTCTTCCGAATCACTTACAGGAGAGGCAGCAACTGCTTTCTCTCTGAAGTCGGACACTTCTTTACCCCATTTCTGTGGAGTAACTTCCTCCTGAGATTCATCAACAACAGCAGGAGCAGCAGACTTACCAAGAACGAGATCCAATCTCTTCTTTAGATCCTCATAGGATTTAAAGTTCTTGGGTGCTTCAAACTCAGCAAGTGAGTAGGACTGTTCCCAAATCTTTTCAAGTTTGTCATCACTGAAATCACCTAACGTAGCAGGTGCAGCGAACTCAGACTTATCATAGTTCCAATACCCATCTAACTTTCTGATCTTCAATTTGAAGTCAGCACCCTTCCAGAAATTGAAAGGATCTAATGGGGTCTCATCAGCAAATGCTGGTTGCATTGCTTCAACAAGTTTGTCAAAGATCTTCTTACCATACTTATACAAGAAGACTTTTCCTTCGTTCTCTGGGTGTGCTGGATCACTAACAACATAGATGTTAGAGTAGTAAGAAAGCTTACGCTTCTGTGCTCTAGCAATCTCCTTGTCAGTATCACGACCACTGTTCCAGAGTTCTCTATTCAATTCACCCACAGGGTCATCTTTACCAAGAGTAGTAAGACTATTCTCGATGTACCATTGACCACCTGGACCTTTAAATGCATGACTCCAGACCTTTGCCCAAGGCATATCTTCTCCGTTAGGAGCAGGTAGGAATCTAATAACAGCAAAACCATTACCTGACTTGTCAAGTTCTGGTTTCCACAGACGCTCATCAGCACCTGTTCTTTGAGGTTGATTGAGTTTCTCAATCTCCTGTGTCAGTTTGCTTAAAGCATTAGCAGAACTAGATGCTTTTTTTAATGTTGCAAAAGACATAAACGTATTCTCCGTATTGTGTGTATTGTTGCTACTGTATGATCGTAGCATACTATTTATAAGGTGTCAAGGATCATTCAAAATCGATCCCAACCTCATCTGCCTGTGATGGATCATCAAGATCTGGTAGGTGAGGTTCCACCCAATGATCATGGTTATCTATACCTGCTGCCTTAACATACCTCATGATATGGTCATCAATCTGGTGGTATATTGGGTGGAGGTTAAGATCCATATTAATATCATGTGCTATCTGTGATACCTGATCTGCTGTAAAGCAATGGTCAGGATGTAACAGATCACAGCATGGAATTCTCTTTTCAATTAGTTCATTAAGATTAATTCTAATCTCATAGTCTCTGTAAACTGACATAATTTAAAGTTTTTTTAGCTGTTGTAGTATATATTTGTACGCTTCGACTATGTTTCCTTCACCTTTACGGAAAAGATCCTTGTCAAAACGTTCCTTCGTGCCTCTTTTCCAGAGTCGCATGTTGTCAGGTGATATCTCATCAGCCAAGTATAAAGCACCGTTGCTATCGTATCCATACTCTAATTTGAAATCAACAATATCTATATCCATTGTAGCAAAGATCTGTTTAAAATGCCAGTTCATTTCGGATGCTCTACGTCTGAATGTATGAGGATCAAAACCCATTAGTCTAACTCTATCATCAGTTAGTAGTGGATCATCCTTCTCATCATTCTTTAAGTTAAACTCTACTAAACATGGATCGAACACAGTTCCTTCTGGTAGAGGAGTGTCTCTAACAATAGAACCTGCTGCTATGTTTCTACAGATAACCTCCACTGGTATCATATTTAATTTTTTACATAACATATGAGTGGGTGATGGGCAACTAATATAATGAACAAGAAATTTATCCTGAAAATATTTGAAGAACCATTCAGAAATCTCACAGCATAACTGTCCCTTCTCTTCAGGGAAGTCTACCTTCCTACCATTACCAGCAGTAACTTTATCATGATATTGTATAACGACTTGCTCATCATCATCAAGAACATTATAAACAGACTTGACCTTACCTTTATGTAATAGAGTCATCGGAAACCCTCCTTAGATTCTGCTCTGTCAAGTGTTACCATCATGGCATCCATACATGCTGCAAGATCTTTAAACCCAAATGCTTGAGACATTGCATTGATTCTAGTCTTCATGTCTGCTGCATCTTTATCACCTTCTGTAGCAGCAAGGCATAACCTACCATAGAATGTCTTCTGTTTATCTACAAGTACTCTGCACTTGTCTATGTGTTTTATCCTTTCATCAGGAGGCATTGAGGATAGGTTAGCAGTCATTGCTGCTAGGTTATTATAGGTGCTGAAAATATCCCGAAGGTTATCTTGTACTTGTTCTGACTCGAAGAAACTCATTGTTTAGTTGTGTTGCTACGTGTTCTATTGATTATACTGATAAATTTATCACCAGCAAATGTTCCACCAAGACAGACATCTATCTCGTCACCATCTTTCCAGTTGGTCTCACCATTCATTTTGGTGTGAGTCATTGCTAATTGAATCTTATCAATTACTTCTTGTGTTAGTCTCATATCTTAGTGGCAATGGTATCTAAAATCATTCCTTTATATGCTTTACAATCAATGGTTAGGAAGGGTTGGTACTTAACAACTTTCATCTTTACATCATTCCATATAGGATCAGATAAAACTTTACTAAACTCAGTAACAAATCCTAAACAATGATCTAAGACTACCAAGGTTTCTAATGATACATCATCAGCAAGGTAATGTTTGATAAGTTTAGGATGCTGTCCCGATTTTACTTCAAAGATCTTATCGAATGCCTCATTAAATGGGAACTCGTAATCATCAAGGAGTAAATACACATCCTGTTTAAATTTATAACCGAATGACTCTTGATGTATTTTCCATTTAGTGTAGGCATCCACACTAAAATTTCTAAGATATCCTTTAGGGTTATCAATAAAATTGGAAACAAAATAACCTAGCATTTCATCAGAGGAATACTTGGTTGCTAACTTCTTAAAGAAATACCTGTCTCGTCTTTCTTCAAATGCCTTTTCACTAGCACGGACTCTACCATTGTAAAGTTTGTAATCATACTTTGGTTTAGTGAAATGTTGTTTGAGTGCAAGGTACATCTTATAACACTCAAACCCTGTCACAATGGTAAGACTCCCTTAGTAGTTTGCTTCATGTAATTCAGTCGTTGTGCCTCGTGTCTTAATCTTTCCTTCAATGGTTTAGATACTAACTTAGGTACAGTTTCTAACTCGACCTCATTCTCTTGGCAGTAAGTTACAATAGCTTCTAGGTATGATATTAAACCATTAGAAGTCTTAACCAAACGCTCGATCTCTTGTGAGAACTTTGTTGGAGTTAAAAATTTATCGTCACCTTTAGTATCTTTAGGCATTTTTTCCCCTAACAAATTCTTCAATGTAGGACTTAAGTAATTGTAAATAGTCATCAAGATTGTACTTCTGAAATACTTGAGTACTACCCTCTTCTGTTGCGATAAGTGTGACAATTTTCTTGACCTCAATACCTGAACGTTCAAGGAACATCGCTGCGTATGCAGTCTCTTGAACAAAGTAATGTTCAATGTATGATTCCTTTTTTTCTTTAGTAGAAGTTTTAAAATCGATCACTGCTAACTCTCCATCAAACTCACCAATACAATCAACTCGACCTGCAAGTCCAAGGTAATGTGAGTAAAGGAAAGTCTCTAAGCAATGTATCTTATCGATACGATTGAGAGTATCCCTCGCTGTCTGAAACATTCTAACAGATAATGGATTATTTTCCAAGTAACTGTCAAGATTTAAGTCACCCTTAACATAATCTTCTGTGATGCTATGGAATGCTGTGCCTCTTTGAGTTGCTCTAGCAGTAATACGATTCGCCTCTGTCTCACCAATTTTCTTTCTCCAATTCTTGAAGAATGCTGCGTTCTTAAACGATGTGATTGAGGTAACGCTTGGATAATATTTATCCGCACCAGGAATAGGGTAAAATCTTACCCCATCTTTATTCACAGGTTCGACCTCTTGGATACCGAGGTCAACATCAACAAAAGTAAAACTCATTAAGAAAAACCTAGATTATATTTTGAGATTAGATAGTTTCTAACCAGACCTGAACGAACGATGTCATCTATACCAAACTCTATACAACAAAACTCTTTCATCTCCTCAAGGATCTTAATAAAGTTATGGATACCAGACTTCTCATTCTCCCTTGTGAGATCACTCTGTTGAATGTCTCCACAGAACATGATCTTAGAGTCCTCACCTATGCGAGTGATCATTGAATCAAGTTCATGGAAGTTGAGATTACTGAACTCATCTACAATAACAATAGTATTATCAAGGGTAACACCCCTAATAAAAGACGTAGACCAGAAATCAATAGTGTCTTGTGCTCTGAGGTTGTCATACAACATCTCAAATGAATTATCATCAGGCATACTAAACATATACCTGACCATATTCTTGTATGGAATCTGATAGAGATAGGACTTGTCCTCATGATCTCCTGGTAGGAAACCAATCTCTCTTGTAGGTACTAATGACCTTACGATTACTATTTTATCATAAGGTGTGGATTCGTCAAGTACTTCTTGCAATGCAAGATACAATGTGATAAATGTTTTACCTGTACCAGCAGCACCATGTAGAAGAAGATTCTTACCGTCTTGATAACACTTGAAAGCAGCCTTCTGATTATCAGTCAGAGGCTTGATCTCAGTCATGTAAGACTTATCAATGGGTTTCTTACGTCTCATTTGCTTCTTGGACATAGGTTGGAGTGGTGCAGTACCATTTCCATTACCGTTTGTTTTCTTTCTGGCTCTTGGCATTTAGGTGAAGCGACTCAGGTTAGCAGTAGGATGGTGTTGTTGGACTTTAGACATTACTTCTTTGAATCCATCATCCATTTTAGGAGTACCGTAAGTAACACCACCTACACCAGCAGTCCAGTCCTTATCCCATTCAGGATTGTCCTTTCTCCACTCGTCGTACTCCTTCATAGTCATAGAGAGTTCTTTCTTCTCTTGAGTATTCTTATTTATTACTGGGTATGTTGGCATTACCTAAACCTCTTTGATAGAATCATTTCTTGTGCAAAATCATTAAGATAACTCTTAAGGAGTGCCCAACCAGCAAGTGCTGCTTTGCCTTGAATCTCTTCAAACATATACATGTTCAATCGGAAAGCATAATTTGCTTCTGCAATTAGATTATTGATCTGTGATTGATCTACATCTAAGTTATCTAGCACTGCTCTATAGTTCTGCTTAAACATCTTAGCGTTCTGTATACTAGGAAACTCATAGAAGTTTAAACCTTTGCCTACAGGAGGTTGTAGGACACGCTGAGTGATCTCTTTAAGTACTTGTCCACCAGATAGATCACCAATGTATCTTGTATAGTGATGAGCAATGAGAAGATAAGGATCCTTTTCTGCCACCTCATTAATCCTATAGCAGTATGTGTTACATGCTTCCGAAGGTATTTGTTCATCCTTCCATGTAGGACCATAATAATATTCAAGATCTAATTCTAAAGCCTCCTTACGTTCAAGTGCTTCAGATTTAATTGCTTTTACCAGAGGATCTTCTGTCTCTCTGATACGTTGCTCCATAGTATCGTAAACATAATAAAAATTAGTAAGCAACTGACGATACTGTTTAGGATCTAATACCCCACGCAGAAATGATGCAACGAACTTAGTGTTCTCTGCTGCTGAATGAGACTTCTTAGTTCCTTCCTTAAGTTGTACTGCTAAATCCATTCTAGTGCCTCCGCTATGGTAGGGAACTCTTCAACAAAGATAGATCTACATGCCTCTGCAATATCCATGTGCTCTTTCTGAGTACCATGTGAAGAACGTAGGTCTATGTAATGTATCCATGACCGTGCTGAACCAGTCATGTATATTCTAGTAGGTGTGGACAATGGTAGAACAAACCTAGCACACTCCTTAGCGATACCTGCGTGAAGCATTTTCTTATACAGATCTATACTGCTATCAAAATGCTTTCGTATCTCAATCTCAAAGTTTTGTTGTGTGATTGGATCTATATCATCAATAGAATTTTGTCTGTTCTTATCATCTTGTCTACGAAGTTCAGGTAATGGTATGTCCTCTCTAATATAAGAGACATCCTGATACCTCTGTGAAAATTCTTGGTAGGTGAATGATCGGTGTCTAAGTATCTGTGCAGCAAGACCACGTGTAGTCTCAATCTCCAGTGTCAAATGTGCCTGTTCAAATACAGACCAATGACCATGCTTAATACAATACTTTAACAACCCTTTTACATTAGGGTTGTCCTGATTATTAGGATTGCTCACACGAGCAATGTACCCTATAGTTTTTTCTGCATCAGGAGTTACAGAAATTTTAGATACCTTCATTTCAATTCATGAGTATAATCAAAGAGCAGTTTTAACAACCAACATAATACTAATGCTTGTAAGTATGTGAGGGTTGCGAATCCAAATAGACCTGGTATCAACCAGTTCCATAGGTACTTAACAATTAAAGGTTTGAAGAAGAATGTTACAACACCAGCAAGTGCTTTATAACTTTCTTGTCTCTTCTCTTCCTCCGACATTTCACTAGGGAGTTTAAACTTTCCGTATGCACTCATTTCTTTTTACCTTTTTTCTTAGGTGGTACAGGTTCATTAGGGTCTCTCCATAATCCTGGAGCAGCTCTTCCTTCTGCTTGTTTGAA